ATAAAGAATATTATCTTTTACTGTTGCAAAAGTAATATTCTTTTCTAATTCCCAATAAAACCATTCATATTCATTATGTGTAGAATTTGTATACATCGCTCTACTGTCTGCTAAATATACTTTATTATCTATAATAACTAATAAATATCCTTCCCATTCTTGTAAAATCAAAGCTTTATAATTTGGCTCTTCTAACAGTTTACTATCTATCAATGTAGACCTATGTGCTACAACTTGTTCTGTTGTCACATCTCCGTTTATTCCTTCCATACCTCTATCTGAAAAGAAAACTATATCATCGTTAAAGTTTATAGCCTTTGCCACACAGCCTGTTGAAATACTTGAATGTATACTTGGATATGCCTTTCCATCTTCATAAGTTGCTGGATTATGATAATAAATTGATGTGTTCGCCTGTGAAGGTTCTTTAAATACCCACAAAGCATTATTCCCCACAACCATTGACCTGACTGGTGACATATCAAGCCCTTCATTGTAATAATCCGTACTGCTTACATATCTTGGATTATTTAAGCTGGTATGGAATATGGTATTAGGATAATCTTGATTTCCTCCAAAAAACACTCTATTGTCAAAGACACATAATAAATTACATTTTAGTATTTTTTCTCTGTCCCCTGATATGGTTTTACAAAATTGAATCACAACATTATCTTGGCCATCTGTTAATGGTTTCTCTGGTATTACGTTAAATGTTACAATTCCATTTGTTGTATCTACTGTAAAATCTGTAGTTTCAACTCCATTTATCCATGCTTTTGTTTTTCCTGCCTCTATCTCTCTTGAATCTAAATGATACTCTTTGTTTTCACCATCTGCGCAAAAACTATTTTTTCTATAACCTGTAAGCATGTTATAATCTTCTAACATAGTTCCTCCACCTAATGGTGCTCTTGAGTTGGTAGTTGTTGGAATATAGCCTTCTAGTTCTTTACAAGTTTCTCCGTCATATTCTAAATAATTTATTCCGTCTTTTATATAAAATATATTGTTAAAAATAAAGCTTTCGCTTCTTCTTGGGTTCATACCCTTAGATTTTATAGTTTTTATTTCTTCTGTAGACATGTTATAGTCATATAAAGACACTCCACAATGAATTATCATGTGTTCTACTGTATTAATTGTATAAAAAAATAAACCATACACAGAATTATCCATTTGTTTAAATAATTCCATTGCTGGTCTAGTTTGTATAGATTTTCCTAGTTTTCTATAGTTTTTCCACATATTTAATGCATCAGGACTTCTTTGAAGTACAACATTTTTATCTGTAAAGTCAACACCACGAAAATTATTATATATTCTTGTTATTAAATCTCCACTTTCAGACATTTCTTATCCTCCTATATATCTAATCCACCTTCCATCACAATACTTCCAACATCATAACGAGGATCAAGCATTTGCTTTAATTCTGCATATCTATTTGCATAAACTTGTCCGTATTGATTAGATACATCACTTTTAAGTAAATCTGCTGCTATGCCGTATGGCATAATCTCTAATACATCGTCAGACAATTCAAATTTATAATTGCTTTGGTTTTTTTCTGTAATTCGTTTAGGAAATTTATAATATTGAATTGTGGCTGTTCCTGGTTCTAAGAAAATTACCGTATTTCCTAACAAATCAAACTCTACACCTTGTATAGATTTTAATTGATAAAAGTTATCTAATTCGCTCAATTCCATTTCTTCATCTTGTTTTACTTCTATTTTTTCGTATGTAGGTATCTTTTTGTATCTACACAATTCAAACATAATTTGGTTTATAACATCATTTATTTTATTCGCTATGTCTATATCTGCAGTTAAGTTATCATTTTCAGTATCTATTTCTTCAATTAGATTAAGAGTTTTTTTCTTCATTTCTTCCAGAGTCATCTTCTTTATCCCCCTTCAATAACTCATATATATCTTTTGCCTCATCAATAGTTACCATTTTATATTCTGACAAAGTAAAGCCTTGACCTTCTAAATAAATTAATTTTTGTCCTTTCTCGATTTCTACTTCTTGATGCCAATTCTCTTTTACATTTTTACCTTTTAGTGTTTGATATTCCTTTTCTCCATCAGTAATCAAAATGTTATTAACTATTCTTTGTTTAATATGAAGTTTGAAGTCTTCGTCTTCATCTTTGTCATCACATAAAAATATATCTTCTCCATCATAAACAAATCCTCCATAAAATCTTACATTTGGAGTTATTACATATTTAGTTAATTCTGTTAATTGTTTCATATAAAAACCTCTTTTCTTATTTTAATATGGAATCCAGATTTGAACTGGTTTGATGTGCCGATCACAATTCCATCATATATAAAGGACCTTTCGGTCCTTTTATTAATATATTACACATGCTTTAATTGAAGTAGCTGAAGGAACTAAAAGAATATTTCCTAAATTATCAGCATATCTAGCACTCTCAAGCCTGATAATTGCTTTATCTCCAGCTGCCAAAGTTGCACTTAAATCACTTGTCGCAGCTGCGTAGCCACCATTAGTTGGAGCTTTTACACTTATAGTACCACTAGTAGATGCATCAGTATTTTCTACTAAAATCACCACGTATTCATCAGATGCTGGAAGTTTAAATCCCATTCCATTTGCAGCTGTAGTTGCAGCCTCTAAAGTAACTTTTGTAATTTCGTTAAAATCTGCTTTTATTGGTGTCATATCTTTTTTTGCCATTATAATTTCCTCCTTATAAAAAATTTAGAAGGCATCTATTAAGATGCCTTTTTTAGTTTAATAACATATAATTCTTTTGGTCTTACAACTTTTGCACCATAAACGTGTAATCCGCTTACGATATCGCAAAATCTAAATGGATGTCTCTTTGTTTCTAGTTTGTCAAAACTATTTGTAAAAGCGATAGCTTTTTTAGTTCTAACCATCTCATAAATGTCAGTACCATCATCATATAAATTGTTTGACATTCTTAGGAATGTGTTAGAATATTTACCTACTGCGCCACGTTTAATATATTCAACGTTTTCAGTAAATAAATTAGCTAATTTGTCTTTAATTGCAACTATATGTTCAGGCGCTAAGTCTGCAGCTAATTCTGTTTTATTAGATACATTATTCTTAAACAAAGCTACATGAGCATTATTTATTGTTTCTAATGGAGATGCTTTCATGTTTGCTTGCGTTGTAGAAGAACTTATCATATCCGGATTAGCCTTCTTAGCTAATTTACCAACAAATTTATCAGCTTCTTCTGCAAGTGCAGTTTTAGCTTCATCAAACTCTTTTTCTAAGTATCCTTCCGTAGATTGAGCTCTATCAATATCTTCAACATTAAAGCTGAAAGCATCTGCTTCAGTAATATCTAAATATTGAGAGTTGTCTCCTAAATCTTCTGGTACTAAATCTTTTCCCTTCACATATTTTTGGATTGTAGGTTTTACAGCTCCTACGATTTTTAGTCTTGCTCCTTCTTTTATTTCTCCTTCAAATTTGTAGTCACAAAAATTTGCAAGAACTAAATCTTTCTTTAATTCTGTTTGGCAATATTTTGACCAATACATAGGCTTAAAATTACTAGCCATATAATTTCCCTTCTTTCTTTATATATTGCCAGAAATGTTATTTTTTGCCCCATTTCAACATTGAAGCTCTAACATTTTTTTGCACAATAGGATTGTCTAACTCTTTCGAAGTAAGTTTGTCAACCTCTTCAGGAGTATAATAAGTTTTTTCTTCTTTTGAATTATTATTTTTTAAACTATCCATTGGCTCAGCCTCTGGCGCTGGCTTCTGTTTTAAGTAGTTTTCATAAATTCTACTCATTGGCACATCAGCTTTGTAATCATTAGAAAACTCTTTAAATTCTTTACTTTCTAATATTTCTCTTTTTGCACCTATTTTAGCAAGTTCTCTCTTTCTCTCTTGCTCTTGTCTTCTTTCTGCTAAGTTTTTATAAACTAGCTTTTCTCTTGGAGATAAATTATCAAATCCTTTTTCCACAAGTCTTTCTACTTCATCAACCAATTCATCATAATCAGTAATTGAATCAGCTTCAGCCTTTGCAAGAAGTTTTAAATCATTATCAGA